ACATATAAAGATGCTCTTTTTGAGTGGACCTTCTTTGTAGATAATGATTTAAATTTTACATTTAAACAAATGGAATTATTAAATTCTTTTGAAAATAAAACTACTCCAGAAGACCTAACTAATTATCATTTTGATCAAAATGCATTTGAAAATGGACATCGATATATTGCTGATTACATCTCTTACACTAATGAACGTGCTTCATTAGAAAAAAGTAAACAGAAGTTATTTAAATACGATGTCTAATACACGTAACGATGCCATCGAGAAAGCTAAAGTACTTAAAGCTCTTATAGCTTTGTCTGAAGTTACTACTTTACTTAGTAATTTTATGAAACCATTTTTAAATAAAACAATATCTAAAGATGATGGCAGAGTATACCTACATGGTAATTTTAACTTAGGTGGTACAGTATCTGGAAGACTAAGTAGTAGTAAGGTTAACTTACAAAATTTACCAAGCCATGGTTCTCGTTATGCTAAAGGGATAAAGGAAGCTTTCCAGGCACCAGATGGATGGTTCATGGCAGGTGCTGACTTCTCATCTTTAGAAGATAGAATATCTGCATTAACAACAAAAGATCCTAACAAACTAAAGGTATATACTGATGGCTATGATGGACACTGTTTACGTGCTTATTCTTATTACCCTGACCAAATGCCTGACATACACAATACTGTATCTTCAATTAATTCAATCGAGGATAAATATCCAACTCTCCGTCAGGATAGCAAAGGCCCCACATTTGCTCTCACATACCAAGGGACCTGGCACACCTTAGTAAATAATCTAGGGCTGCCGCAATCAGATGCTAAAAAGATTGAAGCTATGTACCATGAACTTTATAAGGTATCTGATCAATTTGTTGAAGACCGATTAAATCAGGCAAGTAAAGATGGATACGTTACTGTTGCCTTTGGGTTGCGTGTCCGTACACCCATCCTAGGACAAACCATATTAGGTAATCGCTTTACTCCATATGAAGCCAAGGCAGAAGGTCGTACAGCTGGCAATGCAATGGGACAATCCTATGGTATGCTTAATAACCGTGCAGCTATTGAATTTCAAAGAAGATTATTAAAATCTCCACATAAATATGATATAAAACCTATAGCTCATATACATGATGCTCAATATTTCTTAATTAAGCAGGATTTTCCAACCATTAAATGGTTCAATGATAATCTAATTGAGTGTATGGAATGGCAAGATCTACCTGAGATTAAACATCCAGATGTTAAACTTGGTGGTGGAGTAGAACTCTATATCAAATCCTGGGCAGATAAACTTTCATTACCTAATAAAGCATCTACTAGTGAAATTGAAGATCTTATAATGGAGCATCTTAATGGACACAAAGCTTGAATCTTATATAGAACATTTTATGGAAGAGCGGATATTTCGTCACTTACCTGATGAAAAGCGAGATACTGATGGATTAGAAATACATATGACTCCTGAAACACTACATGTAATACTATTCAACTGTATGGAATACGTGTCAGAAAAAATAGAACAAGAAGTAGTAGCAGTAAATGAGAGTCAACACGCTGTAAAACATTAACGTGCACATTCGTGCACTTTCATAACTAACTTAACGTAGGAATCACCATGTTTACTAATAAAACAGGAATACCTCTGTCTCTAGCTTTATGGCTCTGTGATGATGATTATGATCACAGTAATGAACCAAATACTATTAGCGCCACATCATTATTAAAACCAATGCGTGCATTAACACTAGCTCGTCAAAATAAAGATCTAGTTAAAATTGGGGATGTTGAGGCAATGATTCCATCTCGTATGGGAACAGCCCTTCATTCTGCTATTGAACGTACCTGGCTCAATAAGGATAAAGTCAAAATATTATTGAAATCCCTGGGGTATGCAGACTCTGTTGTAGAACGTACATTAGTAAACCCTAAACCTGAAGAAATTACTGAAGCATCTATTTGCATATACATGGAACTTCGTGGTCATAAAAAAGTTGGCAAGTACACAGTATCTGGTAAATTTGATTTTGTAATTGAAGGCGCCCTGGAAGATTTTAAATCTACTGGTGTTTACAACTGGATCTCTGGTTCTAACAAAGAAAAATATCGGCAGCAAGGCTCTATATATCATTGGCTGCACCCAGATATTATCACTGAAGATGTAATGAAAATTCAGTATATCTTTACTGACTGGAGCAAAATTAAATCACTCCGAGAAGCTAACTATCCTAAAAAACGATTAATGGAACAAAAAATTCCTCTCATGAGTCTTGAAGAGACTCAAATTTTTATACAGGATATTTTAAAAAATGTGGAAAAATATGAGAACTCTCCACAGGTAGATTTACCAAAATGTACCTCTGAAGAGCTATGGCAAAAACCTGATGTATTCAAATATTATAAAGATCCCAACAAAACCCAGCGAGCTACGAAAAATTTCGAGAGCTCATCTGATGCTCAAGATCGATTGATAGCAGACGGGCATGTAGGAGTAGTTAAAACCTTCAAGGGTGAAGTGGTCCGGTGTCGTTACTGCGATGTAGTTGGTATCTGCGATCAGGCTCAATCCTTCATTAAGAACGGTACTTTATTTCTATAAGGATATTATAATGAACTTAATTGCTAAAATAGCTTTAAGTACGATTATTCCTCGAATAATTAATGAAGTTTGGGGCTATATAACGGATAATAAAGAACAGCTGATTAAGACCCCTGCTAAGAAAATTAAAACTAAGATTAAGCATGCAGCAGGTAAGGTCCGTTCAGTACAGCAGAGAATACACTGCCCAAAATTAAAGAGAAGGAAACAAGATGAAAGACTTAAGCACGATTAAGCACTATGAACCCGCTGAGAAACTCGTAAATGTCCTAATGAAGAAGACTCAGAACACGAATCCATTGTTCTTTAGAGTTTTAGTAGCTTATTACTTCGCTAAAGTAGCCTCAATGATGCGTACTGACATACAGACACATGATAGAGGTGTCATACCAGTCAGTATCTACGCTCTTAACTTAGCTAATTCAGGCCATGGTAAGGGTCATTCCACTAATATCATGGAAGAACAGGTTATTAATCAGTTCAGAGATGAATTTTTGAATAAAACTTTCCTGGCTATGAGTGATAAAAGTCTGGCCAAACTCGCTATCAAGCGAGCCCTGAAGTACGGAGGAGACGCTGATGAAGCCCTGGAACAACTAAGGTCAGAGTTCGATATGTTGGGCACACTGGCCTTCTCCTTCGATAGTGGCACCACTGCAGCTGTGAAACAGATGCGACATAAGCTTCTAATGGCCAATGCCGGGTCCGTCAATTTCGAGATGGATGAAATGGGCTCTAATCTAATGGGTAACGTGGATGTTCTGGCCACGTTTCTGGAGCTTTATGATGTAGGTAAGGTCAAACAGAAACTGATCAAGAATACGGCTGAGAACAAGCGTAGTGAAGAGATAGAAGGCCGTACCCCTACCAATATGATGCTATTTGGTACTCCAAGTAAAGTCCTCAATGGTGGCCGGGAAGAAGCAGAATTCTACTCTATGCTGGAAACCGGGTATGCACGGCGTTGTATCTTCGGGTTCAATAAGAAACTCAATAAAAAAGAGATTCTAACAGCAGAAGAAATCTACGACATGATGACTGATAAGACCTCAGCCGATTATTTGGATGAAATATCCAATCGCCTGGGCAAGCTGGCTGATCCAATCAATTTCCACACCACATTAACTATGTCTAAAGCGGTCAGTCTGACGCTGATCCAATACAAAATACATTGTGACCAGAAGGCTGAAAATCTCAGAGAACATGAAGAAATTATGAAGGCTGAGACAGCCCATAGATATTATAAAGCTCTAAAATTAGCTGGAGCATATGCATTTATTGATAGCTCTCATGAAATCACAGAGGATCATTTATATCATGCCATTAAACTGGTTGAAGAATCTGGTGAAGCATTCACTCAAATTCTAACCAGAGAACGTAATTATGTGAAACTGGCTAATTATATTGCTGATGTAGATCGTGAAGTTACTCAGGTCGACCTGGTAGAAGATCTCCCATTCTATAAAGGGAGTGAAGCTCAGAAAAAAGACATGATGGCTTTAGCTACTGCGTATGGATATAAGAATAATATTATTATTAAGAAATCTTATAGTGATGGTATTGAATTCCTACAAGGGGAGTCAATGGAGGTTACTGATATAGATAGAATGCCTTTGTCATACAGTACAGACCTGGCTATAGATTATAAAGCTGACTACGCTGCATTTAAAGAACTTCATAAGATTGTTACATTAGATGGATATAACTATACCTCTCATCATTTTCTAGATGGCCACCGTAGTGGTAGTGATGCACTTCCAGGTTTTAATCTAGTAATAATTGATATAGATGAAGGTGTAAGTCTTAATACAGCTAAATTATTATTAAAAGAGTACAAATGTTTATTTGCTACAACTAAACGTCATACTGAAAAACATAATAGATTTAGAATTATTTTTCCTCTAACTCATATTGTGAAAATGGATACTAAAACCTATTCACAATTTATGATGAATGTATTTAATTGGTTACCATTCTCTGTGGACACATCTACTAAAGATATTGCTCGTAAATGGCAATCATATGGTGGGCACTACGAGTACCAGGATGGAGAACTATTAGATGCAATGTTATTCATTCCTCAAACTCGTAAGGAAGAAGAACAGACTCAAAAAGTATTGGATAACCAATCATTATCAAATCTGGAACGTTGGTTCTTCCTACATACAGGAACCGGTAATCGATCCAACCAATTAATACGATATGCACTAGCTCTCGTAGATAATGGGTACACTATTGAAGGGACCCGTCATGCGGTTCAATCATTCAATGAACGGCTTCAAGAGAAGCTACCTGAAGAAGAAATCAATAATACAATTATGGTTTCTGTAGTTAAAGCAGTAACTGCGCGTGAACTCAAAGAATAGGAGCAATCATGGCTATACCAACAGAAGATGAAATCGATACCGTAATTAACAAATGTTCTGACAGTGATATACAGGGTGAGTCTGAATACCCTGGGATGACTTATGAACAGGGGATAAGAGATGCCATTAGTTGGCTTAAATACGGCGAAGAAAACCCACTAGCATAATTTAGGAGTTCCAATGTCTACAATGAACGATCACCTAGTTTTAATAGGAGGCAAGTCTGCCACTGGAAAAAGTGCAAGCTTGATGAATATTGAAAAACCTGAAGGGGTAATGTACTTAAATTGTGAAAATAATAAGAAGCTCCCTTTTAAAAGTAAATTTCAAGAATTTTTAGTTACTGATCCAAAACAATTATATGAAGCATTTGATCAAGCTGAACAAATGAATGATGTACATACAATTGTTGTAGACAGTTTAACTTATCTAATGGATATGTATGAAACTGTTCATGTACTCACTTCATCTAATACGATGAAAGCATGGGGACAATATGCACAATTTATGAAAAAATTGATGTCTCAATATGTCGCTAAATCTACAAAGAATATAATTTTCCTGGCTCATACAACTGACATGTTAAATGAAACAGAAATGATTAATGAAACTTTAGTTAAAGTTAAAGGCTCATTAATGAACCAGGGAATTGAATCTTTCTTTAGTACAGTGATTAGCTGTAAGAAAGTTTCATTAAAGAATTTAGAGAACTATAAATCTGGTCTTCTAAATATAACTCCTGAGGAAGAAATGCTTGGTTTTAAATATGTATTTCAAACTCGGTTAACGAAAGAAACCGTCAATGAAAGAATGCGTAGTTCACTGGGTATGTGGACTGTCGATGAGACTTTTATTGATAACAACATCCAACATGTAGTTACCCGTCTACATGAATACTATGCATAAAGGAAAATAATATGTTAGATAACTTACAAACTGATGCTTCCATTGCGGAAGAAACTGATAGTCTTGGTGGGTTTATTCTACCTACTGCTGTTTACCCAATGGCTGTTGCTATGGCCTATATGGATCAATCAAAAGGTGGAGCGGTTAGCTTGAATATTACCTGTAGGAACCAGGATGGTCAGCAAATCCGTGAAACATTATGGATGACCAGTGGTACTGCTAAAGGTGGTAACAATTTCTACACTGATAAGAGTGGCAAGAAACACTATCTGCCTGGTTTTAATATGGCTAATAGTATTTCTAATCTGTCAATCGGTAAAGATATTGGCTCATTAACCCCTGAAACTAAAACCATTAAAGTGTATGACTACACTCAGCGTAAAGAAGTACCTATGGAAAAACAGGTATTGACTGAACTGATTGGTGCTGAAATCACTTTAGGTGTTGTTCACCAGATCGTTGATAAGAACGAAAAAAATGCTGCTGGTGTTTACGTGCCTACCGGTGAAACTCGTGAAGAGAATGTCATCGATAAGGTATTCCGTACTAAAGATGGTTTAACAACTGCTGAAGTACGTGCTGAAGCCACTGAATCTGAATTCCTGACCAAATGGGAAGAAAAGAATACTGGTAAAACACGTAACAAGGCTAAAGGTGTTGGTGCTGGTACTGGTACTGCAGGTGCTCCTGCTGGAGCAGATACTCCAAGTATCTTTGGTGCCAATGGCGGCAATTAATGTAATCGCATGTGACCCTGGTAGCACAGGGTCTATGTGTTTACTTAAACTTGATCCTGCTACACAACCTGAAATAGAGTTTATTGAAAATGAGGCTCCATTACTTACCCGGCATGCCTGGTTAAGTGATTTAGCTGCAGCTGGAACAGTCCGGATATCTATGATTGAAGAGGTACATAGTGTATTCGGAGCCAGTGCTAAATCGAACTTTACTTTCGGAGGTAATGTTCGTGAGGGAGAAGTGCTATTAAAGCTTCAACCCTTTGGCTTAGATTATGTTCAACCTAAGGAATGGCAAAAATTTATTGGTGTCAAACCTAGAAAAAAGGGCATTAAACGTCCTGCTGGTGAGTTGAAGAAAGAAATCGCAGCCATTGCTGAAACACTCTACCCTGGTTGTGATATCAGAGGACCCCAAGGTGGACTAAAGGATGGGCGAAGTGATGCCCTGATGATAGCTCACTTTTGTGCAATGAAATATAAATGAGGAAAATCTAATGGATGTAAGTTTAAAAGACCACGAAATCAAAGAGGCATTGGAACTGTATATTAACAATCAGGGCATTAGCACTGAAGGTAAAACAGTTTCAATTAATCTTAAAAGTGGACGTAAAGGTAATGGCCACTCAGCAGAGATAGTTATTTCTGCAGGAATAGATCCTAAAACAGTAGATAGTACTGCTGATACTAAGGATGCTGATTCAATCTTTGGTGGGAAGTCCGGTGAAGATTCTTGATCTGGTAAAAGCAGCTGTTATTACTGTGATTGTTATGTTTGGACTAATGCTCCTGCCCTTTATTGCTCTAATATTTGGGGCAGGAGCTGTCTTTTTTATATCATATTACGTGTTAACTCAAATGCGTAAACAAGAGAATAAAAATTAAATATAATTATCTATTGCCTCTACTGCAGGAATAATTGCTACTTCATCAGGTATCTCAGTGAATGCAAACTTAAATCTATCTACTAGGCTAGTAGTTAATAAGTTAGAATCCGTAATATCTGGTACATCACCAAAGCCTGCTTCTAATGCTTGTAGAGCTAAAGAGTTTGTTGGGTTGTCTTTAAAGTTCTTAAAAATAACCTTCTGAATTCTGAATAAGAATTTAGTAAACATTAACCAACCATTATCATTAAGCCACTGTAGTTGTGGACTGGTTGGTACATCATAGTTAATAAATGTTTCTATGATATCTGCAAGAGCATGCTCTTTACCCATTCCTTTCTTTTGTGTGTTATGTAAATACAATGCATAGCGTGCAACAAAGTCACTGTACTGTGTTGCTTTTAATAGCTGCTTATAGATTACGTTATCTTTCGTAAATAACGCATACTTAAATATCTCAGTAGCTGTTTTAGGAACATATTTATCAATAATCGGTTCAGCTTTCTTCGTAAGCTGTTCCCTAATACCAAACTTATTTTCATGAACATTGATATCCTCCACGATGTTTTGGAATATCCCCTCGTCAATAAGTACCTTTACGGGATTAGCTTTAATATTAGCTGTTAGATTATTAATCTCTCCTTGTATAGCTTTTTTCCGTTGTACAGACAATCTAGGATTGGTACGTAACGTATCCTGTAAGTTATCTTTTTTAGTAACATCATTCTGATAATTATCTAATTCTGCTAAAGCTGTAATCTGATTTTTATATAAGTCTTTTACAGGTACTCCTTTGACCCATAATAAGAAATTGTTACTAACAATATTTTGTTGTAATACAACAACAGAGCGGATAACAATATTTTCTTTTGCTACCCCTACAGCAGCTCCCCAAACTTTTCCACTAATACGTAAGTAATTATCGGCTTTAATATACTGATAAAACTGCTTACCTGCTCCCTGGCCTTCTACTTTAGTAGCTAAATTCGTAAAGAATTTATGATCAAAGAGGGACACCTTTCTATATCCAAAAATTAATTCAATAAGCTCTTCACGAACATATATTTTATGATCTCCCCAGATTTCTTTCATATCTCGCTTCATGTCATCTGGCATTAAAGTAAAAATTTCTTTGTATCGTTTATCATGAGAAGTATTGCTAATTTCTACAAACTTATCAGGATTCTTTGCAAAGCCATCTGGTGATAAGAAATCACTATGAGCTAATGCAATTACACTTTTATTAATTACTTTACTATTAACCTTATCAATAAGAGATCCTTCCATACCACCCAGGACTAATGCAAAATTATTATCTTTTTGAAGTATCGTATCCTTTGTATCTTCCTGCATTAGATATCGATAGCTAGCAATCTCTCCATTCTCATTAACAATTGGAATAAGGAAATTATTATTCTTCTGTTTGACTTTAATATTCGGAGTCTTAAATTGAGACGCTTGTTTTATAGTAGCTTTCTTTTTAACTTTGAGTGTTAGCTGTATTGAATCAGGACTAGCTGATTGAGATCCCTTTTCTAAATCTATCTGAAATAATGAAGTACCTGCATGCGTCTCACTTGTAATGGATGCAATAGTCTTTACCTGAGTTTGTAAGGTACTTACTCTACGCACATATAATACTGGCTGATTGGCGGGTATCCCTGCATTAATATCAGTTGGGATAAGTCCCTCATTTGAATAACCTTCAGACTCCATAATATCTTGGTCACGTTTAGTACCAATTTTGATATCTATATTTGGATCATAGATTTCATGAGTGTACCCTTTAACCATTAAAGCTTTTTTATTATGAAATAAATTCTCTAAAGATTTCTGTTTGAAATCTCTATGTAAGTACAATGTAGTCCAGATACCATTTTCATTATTATTACTATCAGACTCTTCTTTAATAACAGCAGCAGTCATATTTCTATACTCTTTAGAGCTCAAAGAAATAGCATGCAGCGTTGCTAGCTGATCTACCATCTCTTCAATAGCAGCTACATTATCTGGAATGGTAGCTCCACTAATAGATGTAAGGTTAGCAATATTAAAAGCATTTAACATTGAGTTATCAAGTTGTGCTACCCCTGTAGCCATAATATGACCCAGGTTCTCTGCCTGTTGTTGATAGTAATTACCATTATCTCCATACACAGCAAGGTTAGCTCTAATATCATCAATAGCTTGTTGTAATACAGCATCATTAGTTAAAATTTCTATAAGATCAGTTAGCTTAGTTGAATCTGTAATTAACGATTCAAGATCTGTCTTAAGTAATATTTTGTTTAATGCAGTATTTTCTTCCTGGCTCAATTCTCGATGGAAGCTATCACGTATGTGTTTAGCAATTCTATCAGACTGGTACTTACGAGCTTGATCAATATACTTCTTGGAATAACGAAGTAATCGATGCCACTTATAATTGTTTTCTGTAACCCCAGCAACCTCTCGAATCAGCTTTACAGCCATAGAGTCTTCAGTAAGCTTTAATGCACGCAGTGACTGTTGAATACTCTTAGCAAATAAAACCTGCTTGGGTATATTAGGGATACCTCTAATAGTTACAAATGCTCTTTGAGGAATATTTTTAATAGGTAAACTTTGTACATGTACATAGTAATCATTTAATTTCTTAAAGATTTTCTCATTTACTTTATTAGAAGTAGTAAAATTAAGTGAACTTAATTGATCTAAAAACTTCATAGCAGCAGACTGGTGTCGGGTAGTAATACCAACTAGTTCTTCTGTAAGAAGCAATAAGTGTTTATCAACCGTAGTATTATCTAATCCATGAATACGTTGATTAATAAAATCAAGAATATTGTAATACGCAGCTATAAGATTCTCTTTTAGAGATCCATTACTTTTCTTATTTGCTAGTGTACTTAATGTCTGTAGGTGCTCATTAAATATTTTATTAGTTAATCCAAATGCCACAAATTCATGTAAGGCATTGGGGCTATTAAAAATGTAATCATATCTGGCTTCTGCTGCAGCTAGTTCTGCGGCTTCATCCACTGCAATCATAGTATTACCGTTTTCATCTTTATGAAGAAATTGCTCTGCAGTCGTATTCTTCTTAGCCAGGTTGAATAGTTTCACTAGTTTCCTACGTATTGCAGGATTGTTATCAATACCATAAGCACTGATAGCATGAATCAATTCGTGAACCATAGTCTCTTGGGCACTGATTTGGTTGTTATGACCAATCGTACCCTTACCAGCCTTCATTCTAATTCTATTAGCTTCAATGGCTCCGTATACAGCAGTACCTTCCTCATTGATCTGTAAATCAAACTCAACAGGTTTACCGTCCATAGGAGCAATAACTTTATTTATCAGGTTCTTCAATAGACTGCGCAATTGTTCCTGACGCTGAGGAGTTTCTCTTACACTTCCTAATGGCTCAATCTCTTCAAAGATTTGAGCTGAATTTTCTCCAGTAAGCGTCTCTACTTTGGTTGCCACAAAGTTATCAAAATCAATATTGGTTCCACCCTCAGATTCAAACTTATCCATCATGTCATTGACAGTTTTGGGAATAGAATCCTTATTGGTACTCCCGGGTACATGAGCAGAATCTGGATGTGAGGCTTGACTCACTGCAGTAGGTACAAACTTTTTCTGAGCTGCCTTAATTTCAAGGCGCATTTGCTGCAGCTTGATTAACAGATCACTAGGACTACCACTATCAAACCCATCTTTATTCATTTCATCAAGGATGAATTTCGTAGCAGCTTTATCTTTTTTCGTTCCTTTCATTAAACGAAAGAATGAAGTTATTACTTCATCAATAAGCGCATAGTCTTTATTAATTTCAAAGAAAGCTTTGTTATAATTAATAGTACCTTGATTAACATCATCAATAGAGTAAATAGCAGCATCGAAGATATTTAATATATTAAAATTCAATGCAACTTCACCAATCATTGTTGCATCCATCGCTTGAATCATTGTAACCAGGCCAGCAGCCCCTGGTTCCATTGGAGAAAGCTCACTTATAGTTCCAGAGGCAGACTCAGCACCGTTAGTATTATTAATAGGAGTGTTATAGCGTTGCTGTACACCCTTAAGTACGTTGCCATACTGTCTAATCTTCTGGAGCTTCATCACAATAATCGAATCATCTAAACCATCAGAGAACGCAGTACGAATAGAGGGAACTAATTTAACCATCTCTTTCATTAGTTCAGTCTTTTCCTCAGGAGTCAGAGGAGCTTTTTTCTTCTCGACAGCCTCAGCCAGTCGTTTCTCATATTGAAAGTTAAAAGCCAGGAACATAACCTTAAATGTTTCATTAACGGTATTCCTGAACTCTGTAAACCCTGAGAACTGTTCGTCCAGAGCAGCGCGTAGCGCAGCGCCGGACGACAGTTCTATTTTATTCTTAAATACAGTTCTATTAGTATTAGATAATCTCCACTCAAGTACATCTTCTGGTTTTGGGGGATTAACCTCCAAACCAGTAAATGCATTTAACTCCCCAATAATTTTATTAATTTCAAATTCAGGATCTG